TCCAGGCGCATCATTGCGGCATATTCGGTTTTGTGTTTGCCTTCGACCAGGTCAAGGCCCAGGGATGGATGAGCGCAATTGCGCGAGGAGTAGTGTTTGCAGTTAATGCAAAAGAGAGGGGTAGTCATCAAATTTTCCTTAGATAGTTAGGTTTAAATCCATTGGGGCCTTTGGGGTTCCAATGGGGTACAACGGTGAAACTGAGAGCATTAGAACAGATAAAATTGCTTCATGCAACTATTTTTTAAATAAAGTGAATCTTGTGTATACGCACACACACACATACGCACGTACGTACGTGAGAAAAAGTGGGGGCGATTGCCGTATACGCATGTGGATAACTCTGTGGATAACCTGTGGATAGGCTGTGGATAACTTTAATGCAAGCACTTTTATATCAAATATAAATAAAGAGTATTTATACTCTTTAACTATAAATGCTTTTCTATAGGTAAACCCTTATAAGGGTTTATTGATATAAATGCTTTGTTTTCTATTTCTATTTACTATTTGATTGATATGAGCAAAGCACAAATGCTGTTTAAATCGATTTTAAATGGCCTACAATCGAAAAAAAACCATGGCAGGTATGTTGACCAGGGTTATCGGTAAAAACGGCTTAAAACACTTATTTATCGTTTTCTTTTGCTTTTAAAAATAATGCAATTGATTTTAATATGTCAGTTTGTTGATTTAATATCTGTAAAATTAAATCAAATTGTGCATCATGATTATCTAATTGTTCCTGATAATTATCGTTTTGCTCATTAGCGATAATTATTGATTCTTTAAGTTTTCCCATGTTAACCCCTTATTAAAAAGACAATAATAAAAAAAAGAAAATGTACATTATGGCAAAACAGAAAATACCGGCGATTAATTCCAAAATAGTTTTAGGCATGGTTAAACCCGATCATTGTTGTTAGCGTATAAAACGGCGTCGTCATAGTTGGAAAACCATTTGTAATCGCCGTCCTTAAATTCGACTAAGTATTCGACGCCAAACCATAAAATGATTGCATTATTGTTTTTAAAAACGATATTGTCTGTAGTATCAACTGTGAACATAATTCCCCCATTAATGAATTTTATAAGCAACATTCTTGATTTCACGGTCCCAACAGTCTCTGCAATCCTTACATTGATTATCTTGCATCGGCGCTTTACAAGTGAAATCAACAGTACTGACTACCGTTGACGTATTGCCGGCGTATGAAGGCTCTTTACCGTCAACCATTGCACCGGATAAACGCACGCATAGATTCTTAGGGAAATCGCCGAAAAGCTCTTTAAATTGATAAACGAGCTTTTTTTCTTTGGTAGGCAACCAGAAATTGACGCCTGGCAATTGATCTGCAATTCGCGCTATGTCTAGCAAATGCTGGAATGATTGCAAATCGCCAGCGTCATGCCAGCGAAAATAAGTCTCTTTTGAGCTTGCAATTAGCTTGACCATAGAATCAACCCAGCTGATCGACGATAAGCCGTTAAAGCGCTTTTGATGTGCTTGTGTAACGCTGGGATATTGATAGTTTGCTTTTAAAGCATAGCAACCGAAACATACCGAGCCTTCGATTTTTGCGAGCTTAGCGCCGACATTGCAGAGCTTTGCAGAAATGCCATAAGACAATCCAGGCATTTTGCTAGGTTTACCTAATGAGCCGGCAATTTCATTTGCGAGCTTTTTGGATAGTTTTGATGGAGGAACAGCGAATAGAATGGTTTGCATGATTGATTACCTTGAATGATTAATTACTTGATAATTAAAGTGTCTTAACAGCCTGTTGCACTTGAATCGAATAACCGGCTTTTTTCAATCGATCAATTACATGAAAAGTAAGGGTTTTTGTTCCTGCTATATCCGCAAACAGTTTTGCGGTATCGCAAACAGGATAAATGTTCTCATTGCCATACGTCGATTTGATTTGGACTGTGATTTGCATGATTAATCCCCTTCTTTTTCTGAAGCGATGCCGGCAATATACATAACAGTACTGACGATCATTGAAGCGATAGCGTAAAAAAATAGACCTTTGAAAGTGAAAAACAAAGACCAAATGCAAAACAACAGCATAGCGATCATTAATAGATATGATGTTTTCATGATTAATTACCTTTCTTGATTGATTGATTGATTTGCTGTGTTACTGATTATGAGTATACATGCTTCAATGCATTATGCAAGTGAATGAATACAAATATATTTTTATAGATTATCAAATATCAATAGATATCTTCTATCTTCTATATATATATAGAGTAGATATCAAGTAAGTAATATATTTATATGCATGCAAGTTACAAATGCCGAAAGCAAGGGGGCCCTATTCGCTTCATGCGCCGAGAATTGTGCTTTATGGGGCATGTGCATTGATAGCATCATTCAGCGTTGATTCTGGTAGCCTGGCATGTGTTAGTGAGTGCTTACGGGGGCGCATGGGTTGTTTGAAGTGAGTGCTTGCTAACGTAAGTGAGTGGTTACTCACATGGGTCTGAGTCCCAGATGTCGCGGACCCCATTCGCATTCCACCCCAAAAAAAATTCATGTTTTTCTGTGGTTCTGATATTCTTCATTTGCCCTTTGGACAAAGGGGCGTGTGAATCTCGCTTGAAGTGTGTTTGGCCCCGATCCCCCTCGGGGCTTTTTTTTGTGTATACTGAGAACAGGTTAATGAAGGAGGTGTGTTATATGACTATAAGCATTGAATCAAACGTAGAGATACCAAGTGAAAAGAAGAAGAATGATTATCCGTACAAGTTGATGAAGGTGGGTGATTCGTTCTTTGTGCCTGGTGCGAAGATAAGTATTATTTGCAACAGTAACTATCGGATGAGCAAGATGCTCGGTTGGAAGTTTATTGCTAGGAAAGAAGGGGAAGGGATACGGGTATGGAGAACGAACTAGATAACGATTCAGGCGTATTGAAGTTCAGCATTGACATGACGGTGGATACGTTTTTAGACCAGTACATGATTTGGCGTATGCGAGACACGTTGCGGTTTGAGGACGATCCAAAGGTGCGTCAGGCGTGTGAGGAACTGATAGATTATATGAGCGTAAATCCAATAGGGAATGATGATGAGTGATGTGCCTGAAAAGAACGCGCAAAGCATTGAGGAGTTCTTTAAGTCTGCTCCTGATGACGATAAGTTGCGCTACATGAAGTTTGCTTGGAACTTGGATAAAGAGAAGTTGTTTCATGAGTTGATGCGCGTACATGCTGAGAGTTCTAGGTTGCTAATGCAAGCTGAGATGGAGATTACTCACTTGCGAGGGGTGATTGATGGACCACCGACCACTCTTAACTGAGCATAGAGCTATCCTTCAGAAAGAGATGTTGGTAGCAAGCCGTATGGTGTCCAAAGAGGACAAGGTGGCGTTACTAACGCGCTGGAGGCAAAGCTACTCGCCATTGATGGTAGAGGAGTTATTAAGGGTTGCTAAGGACCCTAATGCTCGGGATAAGATTGCCAAATGGGATGTTGGTGGTTTTGATATGAACAGATTGAAAACAAAACGATGAGAGGTCATGATGGCTGAATCTAAAGAAGAACTCATGATGCGTTTAATAGAGCAGCAGCAATACGAAAACATGCGTCAAAGAATGTTGGCTAGAAACATGGCGTATGCGAATCCTGATTGGCAACAACAAATGACTCAACTTAACCCGCAACAAGAACAAGCCTTTTTGCAATGGGTGCAAGCTAATCAAGTACCGTTTGATCCTAAAGACAAGTTTCCTGATTACGATATGCGAGGTTATTACTTATCAACTTTAAATAATCCTCAAGCAACTCAAGCGGCAATAAATCCAGTAGACAATGAATTGCATTACCCAGACGATTTTAAAACGCCATATCACGAATCATTTAGTTCTGAATCTAAATGGGCAATGCCTGGCGCTCCATCATGGGATGGTGAGCGATTGATGTCACCTAAGGGTGAGGTCGTATACGAAACGCCAAAACAAAAAGAATGAGTACATTTAATTTAAAGCAGTTCTACAACTTTTGTAATCAATTAAAGATTGAGACAAAAGAGCAGGGTTTGAGGAAGATGGATAATCTTCTTGGTACACAAACCTATGTCATGAATGAGATTGCTCAAGGTTTAAAGGATGGCATCCATTTCTTTGTCATCCTAAAGGGGCGGCAGCTAGGCATTACGACGATTAGCTTGGCGCTGGATTTATATTGGCACTACATTAATGCGGGATTAAATGGAACACTCGTTACCGACACCGAAGAAAACAGAGACATGTTCAGGGGAACCCTTGGCGCTTACATGGATGGTCTACCGAAAGAATATAAGATTCCCATCCTTGCCCACAATAGGAATTCCCTTTCCCTCAAGAACAGAAGCCGAATCTTTTATCAAGTCGCAGGGCTTAGAGCAAAAGGAAGTCTCGGTCGTGGCAAGGGCATCACATTCCTTCACGGGACTGAAACTTCGTCGTGGGGAGATGAAGAAGGATTAGCGTCCCTCATTTCTTCTCTTGCAGAAACAAACCCTAAACGTCTTTACATCTTCGAGTCCACGGCGCGTGGATTTAACATGTTCCATGACATGTACACCACAGCCAAGAGGGCCAGAACTCAAAAGGCTATCTTCTGCGGCTGGTGGCGCAATGAGTTGTACATGGCTGATCCAAACTCCGCAGTCTACAAAACCTATTGGGATGGTCGACTAACAGTCGAGGAGAAGGAATGGACCAGAGAAGTTAAGAAGCTATACAACTTTGAGATTAACTCTAGACAGATTGCCTGGTGGCGCTGGAAGATGGAAGAAGGCGTCAAAGACGATGCCCTGATGTATCAGGAGTTCCCGCCTACTGAGGACTACGCCTTCATCATGACAGGCACATCCTTTTTCTCTAATGCTAGATGCACAGACGCTGTCAAAGCATTGAAGAAGAAAACGCCTGAATACTACCGCTACTCTTTTGGCGCTAACTTCCAAGACACGCAGGTCATCAAGTCCAATGAGAGGCTTGCCACCTTGAAAGTGTGGGAGCAGCCAATTGATACGGCCTACTACGTTATTGGCGCTGACCCTGCCTACGGCAGTAGTGATTGGGCAGATCGGTTCTGTATCCAGATTAACCGCTGCTACGCTGATGGCATGGAGCAAGTGGCGTCGTTTGCCACATCGGAATTAAACACGTACCAGTTTGCGTGGGTCATTGCCCACCTTGCAGGTGCTTACAAAAACTCCACATTAAACTTGGAAGTCAATGGTCCAGGTCAGGCGGTCATCAATGAGCTTAGGAACTTAAAGCGTCAGGCTGCAAGCATGGGTACAGCATTGGGCAAAGACTTACTCGATGTTTACGGCAACATGCAAAACTACATCTGGCGGCGTAATGACACTTTAGGCGGCGTGTCCAATTCTATTGGATGGCTAACAACAGCGGCAACCAAGGAGCGTATGCTCACTTACTTCAAAGACTACTTTGAGCGCAGCATGTTAGACATTTGGGACATGGACACCATCGAGGAAATGAAAACGGTGGTGCGTGAAGATGGCGGCATTGCCGCTTCGGGCCGCAATAAGGATGATCGGGTTATAGCAATGGCCTTGGCGTGTGCGGCATTTGCAGAGCAAGTGCAGCCACGTTTGATAGGCCAGAAGATCATCAGAAAAGTAAGCAGGGCGCAAGATGAGTTCAGCCCTGAACAACTTGCCGTTGGTCGCAACGTATCAGATTATTTAAAACGTATTGGTGTGTATGGAAAATAAGGTCATGCTAAAGGCCGAGCTACTGCTCGTCATGAAGCGGTTTCTTGCAGACGAAAAGCGGGGCATATCACATGCCCTATTTGCCGAACTTGCTGGCATATCTTTGGCCCACCTAAGAGATGTGTTCGTAGACAATAAACATCCTCTGACAGAGAACATTCAGAGAAAGGTGAGTAGAGCATATACTGCTTTACAAAATGGTGAGGTTGCAATAATGCAAAACAAGAATGGTAGTAGATACCTGCAATATAGGGATGAGGCTAAACCTGCTCTACGACGTTATACAGGTTTGGAATTAAAAGATGGAAAGATAAGCATTAAACTGGGTGTGGGTAATAGAATAAATTACTCTGACCCTACTTTAGGTGAGCAATTGAAAAGGGGATAATCATGGCGGTATTAAACGACTACAAGTGCAACAAACACGGTTACTTTGAAAGCAGGAAAGCCGAATGTCCTATGAAGGATTGTCAGGAGGAAGTTTTTATCGTCCACCTGCAAGCGCCTAGCTTTAAGTCAGACAAGACCAAATTTACCGACAAAACGGTCGAGCAATTGGCAATGGAGTTTGACATGAGCGACATTAAGTCTACCCGCGAAGGTGAGCATCAGTCGGGCTACCTAACCCGCAAGAACAAGTTCAAGGAAAAGGACTACGCCGAGGCCGAGAAGTACGCTACCCGCAAGCCGCGCAAGCAGCGCGAGAAAGTAGTCGTGCCAGAAGCGCCAAGAGAACCTCGCCCAGGGGACGCCGCAGTTTGGGGTGGAGGCTTCCAAAATTTAAGTATGGAGTCTATACTGCGCGGAAGTATTAAGCCGGTAAGAGGTGAATCGGTAGGCGTCATCCCATCAGAAGCCGGTATTACGCAAGGCCCTAAAATCGACGGTAGATCAACTTTGCGTGATCCCGATAACTTGCAGATTAAACGATGAAAATACCAAATGGCGTAGAGAGAGAAAGTTTTTATCTGGACATCATGCAAAAATGTATGGTGTCTAGAGAAGCGCGTAAAGGTGACTATCACATTCAACGCGCTTACTTTCTGTTTGGTTCGCCACCTGAAGAATCGCCAGCTTACTTCAACAAGATTAATCCACACTTAGATCAGCTAACATCGTTTCTCTACTCAGCAGAAACAACTCGCTTCTCTATTCAGCTAGGTGCTTCAACACACAATAACGAACATTATAAAACTCCTGTATTAACGCAAGCCATCAATGATGAATGGTTTAACAGTAACGCTGACCAAGTATTCTCTACTGCGTTGACATGGGCGTTATGTTACGGAAGTACGTTTATAAAATTAACTACTAGAAAGGGTATCAACCCTTACATGGTAGAACCCGCCTCTATTGGAGTTTTAAGAGAGGACGCGCCGTATACAGACAGGCAAGAAGCCCTTGTTCATACTTACTATTTGACGAAGTCGGACCTCTACGCCCGTCTGTATTCCAACCCTAATCGCAAATCAATTGTTGAACGCATTGTTGCCGGTTCACGTTCAGAAGAAAGCGACGTACCAGAGGCGGTCAATCGTATTGTGATGTCTCAATCAAACCCCACCATTTACGGTAACGTAAACATGGAGTTGTACGGCATGAACAAGTACAACCCACAGGTTGCGGAAGATTTGGTTGAAATGCGCGAAATGTGGTTGTGGAATGACGATACAGAGGATTATCAAGTAGTCACAATTGCCAATCCTGATGTGGTTCTTTACGACAGATCAGGCGAATCAATGTTTTTAAAGGGTGAATGTCCATTCGTTCAGATATGTCCTAACCCTTTGCCCAATTATTATTGGGGTGCATCAGAGTGTCAGAAGCTAATCATGCTTCAACAATTGCGTAATACCCGCATGACAGAGATTTTGGACCTGTTAAGCAAACAAGTGGCCCCACCACGGATGTTTTCGGGCATTTCAGGCATTTTGGATGAAAAATTCCTTGCATTGAACCGCGCTGGTAGCCATATTGCCTCAGATATGCCAGGTGCAAAGGTAGATAGCTTGGCTCCTGAGATGCCATCCGATTTATTTGAAGTTATCCACGAAATCGACACCATGTTTGCCGAAGTATCCGGTATTAGCAATGTTTTGAGCGGAAAAGGCGAATCTGGCGTCAGAAGTCAGGGTCATGCAAGCCAATTGGCCCGTTTAGGGTCCTCTAGAGCAAAAAAACGCGCTTTGATCGTTGAAGATAGCCTAGAAAAGGTGGCTACGCTCTACCTGAAGCTAATGAAGGTATACGACGATACGCATTTCAAAGATACAGAGGGTAAAGAGTTTATTGCAGAACAATTTACCGATGACTTCATCGTTAAAGTTGACGCCCACAGTAACAGTCCGATATTTACCGAAGATTTGAAACAACTTGCATTTAATTTATTTAAAGCGCAAGCTATTGACAAAGAGTCACTACTTGACTTATTAGAACCGCCCATGAAACAATTGTTAAAAGACAAATTGAAAAAGAATGAGGCTAAAGGTCAAGCGCAGCAAAGCAAAGAAAAACCTAAAGACATCGAACATAAGGCTGAATAATGGCTAAAAGTGCGGGTGCTAGTGGTCAACAAATATCGAGGGCAGACCAACCTCGCGTGACGTCTGATTCTTTAAAAAAGGGTCAGAGTGATACACCGAGTCTGCAATACAGAGTGCAAGGTATTAAGAGCTTTAATAAATCTTCTCCACGGAAGATGGATAGAGCAACTAGGGGATAGTCAACTGGGAGTTTGCTATGTACAAAAAGCACAAGCGCGGTCGTAAATCAAAGCGTTAATCTGTTTCCCCTAAAAAGGAAAAAAGGGGTGTGCTGCTCTCCCTATGAAATGAGTAGTTAAACGCATATTAGGAGACTCTCATGCGTGGTCGTAAAAAGCACAGCCGTAAGGGCAAGCGTAAGTAATCCTTAGGGATTTTTCCTAAAGGGGGGCAAGGAAACAAAACATTTGCCCCCCACCTAAAGTTTGGGATAACTATGTCAGTTCCTCCAGATCAACTAATGCAGTTGATGAAAAGCCAGAAAGATGGCGCAACCCCAGGCGGTGTGCCACCTATGCCTGAAGGCCCATCAGCTATGTCAGATACGTCCTCGCCACCAATGGCAGGACCCATGTCAACGCCAGAACCCAAAATGGGAAATCGTGAAGCGGGCATGATTAATCTCAGTATGGCCCAAGATTTAATGGAACAAGCGCTGCCCTCTGTTGGCAGCGATTCCGAAGAAGGTCAAAAAATTATTTCTGCAATTATGACCATCACGAAAATCATTGGCCCTAAAAAAGCCAAAGTGAACGAATTGCAACCTACTGAAATTATGCAGATGTTGCAAAACTTACCTCAAGCTGGCGGCGCAACGCCTGAAGGTAAGGCGATGTCACAAGCGCCAGCAATTCCTGGCATGGCTCCAGGCGGTATGCCTCCACCTCCTCCACCAATGCCTGGTGGCGGTGCTGGCGGTCCTCCTCCACCTGGCGGTATGCCTCAACCACCTATGTAAAGGAAACAAAATGGAACTCTTTAAACCAAGAGGCGCATCAAGTCCTCGCCGTCCTACAGACAACAATCAGCGCAACGGTCAGATCATTAACACACCACGTTTTTCGCAATTTGGTGGTTTGAATGGTTCGGCTAAAGGCGGTTTCAAAAACATGATGACCACTAGCAACCCTGGTGACACGAAAAAAGTTATCTAACTCTTTTAGGGGATAAGCATGAGCTTGGAATACATGTCTTTAGAGCAAAGAGAGTCGTTAGCTGCACTAGCAGATCAGTTGTCAAACGATCCTAACACCCGTGAGGATTTTTTGCGTTTAACTCAAAAGGTTAAACCTGATTTAACGATTCCTGAATTAAAAATTAAAGACGAACTCAGATACGAACTTGACGCCACTAAGAAAGAACTGGAGTCATGGAAATCGAAGCAGATGGAGCGCGACGCTGTTGAAGAATGGCAACAAAAGCGTCAAAACCTGATTGATAAAGGTAAAGTTTCAAAAGCTGACATTGCTGAGATCGAAAAGATTATGGTCGATAAGAAAATTCACGACCATGAAACTGCTGCGGATTATTGGCAATGGATGAAAGAAGCAGCCGTTCCAACAACTGATTCGTCAATAGGTTATCGCCCAAGCGTAATGTCAAACTTTAACCTAACGAACTTCATGAAAAACCCTGTTCAGGGTGCTAGAAATGAAGCGCACCAAGCCCTAATGGAATTGAAGAAGAATTCACGACCAATAGGAATTTAAACGCAGTAAATAGGGGATATTTACTTAAACGGAGTTCATTATGCCTATAGGCGGTGGAATAGTACCGGCCTCAGGATCGACGCAATATAACGAATTAACATACGTTACCCGTAGAGCGTTTATCCCTAAGCTGGTCGTACAAATTTATAACAGTACACCTTTGATGGCTGCTCTGATTGCAAACAGTCAGCAAGCATCAGGCGGTGTGTCACAAGTTACTGTACCAGTTCAGGGCGCTCAGTTCGTTAACGCTCAATGGTCTGATTATAGTGGCTCGTTCAACCAACCTTCAGTTCAACAGGGTGCGTTTAACGCAGAGTTTAACCTGAAACTGATGATTGCCCCTGTACCGTTCCTCGGTATGGAAGGCGCAGTTCAACAAGATTATGCAATCATCCCTTTGATCGAAGCGCGTATGAATGACGCGACTAACGTCATGATGGATGCAATGGCAACAGCCCTGTACACCAACTACACCAATACCCAACAGTTCATTGGACTGCCTGGCGCTATTGATGATGGTACAAACATGGCTACCTACGGTAACATCAACCGTTCAACATACACTTGGTGGAAATCCAAGCGTTATGCTGCTGGTTCTGTAAACCCAACTCGTCAAAACGTATTGCAATACATCTCCGGTACTGTGAAGTACGGCGCTGAAGTTCCTACGTTTGCCGTTTGCGGTTTCGGTACTTGGACACTATTGGCTCAAGACTACGTAGGTCAAGAGCAATACGTAATTACTCCAGGTAACGGTTTTGATAGCGATTCCGGTGGCCCACAAGCAGCGTTCCGCGCTTTGATGGTTGCTGGCGTTCCTGTGTATCCTGATCCTTACTGCCCTGAAGGTACTATGTACTTCATCAACAGTAACTATCTGAGCTTGTACATCCACGATCAAGGCTCATTTGTGTTTACTGGTTTTGAGTCTACATTGCCTAACTGGCAGATCGGTTATGTTGGTGCGGTTTTGATGATTGCCGAACTGGTAAGCGTCAAGCCCAAGAGCATGACTGTGGTGACAGGTTATAACTCTATTACTCTATAAGGAGATATGACATGGCACTCGGCTTAAATAAAATTCTCATTTCTAACAGCACATCGAACACACCTGGTTCGTATTTGCAGCCTGTAGTTATTTCTAGCATTGGTATTGGTAACAATACTTCCATGAACGCTGGCACGTTGATTAGCCAGTTTGTTCCTGCCGGTATGTACATCATGCCTATCACGGCTGGCGGTAACGTGGCTATTGAAGTGAATAACAACTCAAACTCATCCAACGTAGTTAATAACTGGGTGACTTACATTTCATCAAATAGCGGCGGCACAGTAATATCGGATGGTTGGAATGTCCGTGCTAACGCAACTGTAAGCAATCAAACTTTAACTTTGTTGACTGTTAATGGTGGTAATGCTGTTGTTGGCACTTTCTTAACCTAAGGAGCTAACATGGCAAATGCAGATTCAGTCAGTCAGTTTACGTTAGATAGTTTTAGTTACGGTCGTTTGGCTGTAACTAGAACTGTCTCGCTAAATACTGGCGGTAATGCAGCCATTACTTTGCCATTGCTAGGCGGTGGTTTAACTAATGGCGGCGCTACCGCAAACTCTGGTGGCGTAATTATTCGTAGGGTTACGATTCAAAATCCTTCCGGATCAGTTTCGTCTGCCAATGTTTCAATCTCAGCTACCCCTGA